CCTCGGAACGCTCGATAACGGGTACTTGGAGTTCGATTCCGCAAGAGCCGCCAGAAGGTACATAATCAGAGCGGGAAAAGGCTTGATATTTTCAGGATCGAGGAGGTAAGGGCGTGACTGCAAGAGAGTATTTAAAACAGAGCTTTTATATTAACAAGGAGATAGACGAAAACATATTACAGCTTGAGGAACTCGATTCGGATATCTGCCGATGTACGCAGATATTTACAGATATGCCGCCCGGCGTGCATAACGACAACAACGCTGAAATCAAACTTGCCGCTTATATTGACAAGCATGATGAATTAACTCAAAAAATAAACGAGGAAACCGATAAGCTTTTTGAAACGAAAAAAGAAATCCGCTTGAAGATATACCAGATAAAAAACCCAAAGTACAGGCTTGTATTAATGAAACGGTATATACGCTTTAAAAAATGGGAGCAGATACAGGAGGAGTTAGGATATGAAGAACTAAGTAGTGTGCATAAGGTTCATAGAAAATCTTTAGTTGAATTTATAAAAATACATGGAAATAATTTTTAAGGACATTGAAAGACACTATGTTTCTATGTTATCATAATAATGGATTCAGAATCCAAAATAAAAGCCAACGGGAAAAACAGTAGGCTTTCCGGGCGTGAAAGCGTCCGGTTCGCTTTTCCGTAATCAAAAATTAAAGAGGATAACATAACAGTAATCCTCTTCCTCTTAATTACAGAATTTTTAACTTAAATATTTTTTATCGCGCTAATCAAAGACTGTGAATTCCAACCAACCAGTTGATCACAATTGTCTTGTATTTTTTTAGGGATACGTTCTTGACCCCATGGTTTTATGCCGATTATGTGTTTTTTCATAGAAATTGCGGTATCAATTTCAAAATCGATCCATTCACTGTAGGCGGTGTACATTCCAGACAGAATAATAACGGCAGATGCGGGTCGAATTTGAATTTTTAATAATTCTTTTAATTGATTTTTCCCGACATTTGTATCGGGATCAATTATAGGATCATGTTGAGGTACTGAATAATTTTTGTAATTAAATTCTTTGTTTGCAACTGCAGAATCAAGCCAGTCAACGACCTTGTAATAACCGTTGTTATACTTCCAGGCATGACTGATGAATAAATTATATGTGTTCATGATATTTTTCCTTTCAGAAGGGGGGAGTTAATTTATGATTATTAAAAAATACAGAAAAAAACCTGTAATTATAGAGGCCTATATATCCGAGGAAGAATTAATTATACATACATTAGAGGGGGATATGAAAGCAAATAAAGGAGATTATATTATAACTGGCATAAACGGAGAAAAATATCCATGTAAACCTGATATTTTTATAAAGACTTATGAAGAAGTGTGAATTTATTTATTATTTGTTTTTGTATTAATGGACTTCCATTGATTATTTTCAGAGGATATAATTTGTTCAATATTTCTTACAAATAAGTTATCTACAGATTCATCTTCTTTGTTGTATGGCGCAGAAGAAGTTAAATAAATATGCTTTTGATATTTTAAAATTTCGCAAGTAGATCTGTATTGAATCCAGTATTCATGGTATTTATTTAGTTTTGCTATAGATTCTAAAATGGTGATTATAATTCCTAAAATGCCAATAATAATTGATATTAATAGAATATCTGAATATCCTGATAATAACGGTATAGTGGCTGCCAGAATAATTTCAATAATTTGAATTGTCTTATAGAGCTTTTGGCAATGTTTAGATTTCTTACTATACCACTCAATTTGTGGATCAAGCCGTTCTTTAATATATTCTTTTACATCCATTTAAATCTCCGATTATACAAGTTTTATTTATTATATACTATTTGTCAAAAAATGTCAAATAAAAAGAGGCTCTATTTTTAAATATAATAAGAAAAATTTATGTATATCATTCTAAAAACAAAAAATAATAGTTATAGAGGTGATGTGGTATGCTGGAAAAGGAAATAAAATTTAAATCAGAGGTAAAAACTACAAAGAAGAACATCAATCAGAATCAGGAGCATAACGTTAAAAAAGAAGCGTTAGGTCCTAATACGAGAAGATAATTTTTAAGCTCTGCTTTAGCAGGGCTTTTCTTATGCTCAACGAAAGGAAGGTGAGGTAAATGCCAAAATTAACAGAAAAACAAAAAAGGTTTGGTGAGGAGTACCTCATTGACCTGAACGCAACGCAGGCGGCTGCCAGAGCGGGGTATAAAAATCCTGAAATAGGNCCAACGAAAGGAAGGTGAGCCTGTAATGGCTGTATTAGAAAATGCAAGACATGAGAAATTTGTGCAGTGCCTCATCCAGGGAATGAGCCAGAGAAAGGCTTACCGCGAGGCATTTCCTGCTTCACAGAAATGGAAAGATACAACCGTCGATGTAAAAGCAAGCGCTTTGTTTTCAGATGGTAAGGTTTTGGTAAGGTATAGCGAGCTTCAGGAAGAGGCTAAGGATAACGCCATTATGAAAAGAAAGGACCGCATGATTGTATTAAGCGATATAGCGGCTGACGGTAATGAAAAAACGGAGGCAAGAATCAAGGCGATAGATACTCTGAATAAAATGGACGGAGAATATACCGGTAAGCTTGAATTGTCGGGTGAGATTAATTCTAAAAACCCTTATGCCGGTTTGACTACAGAGGAATTAAAGAAGCTGATCGGCAGTGGATAGAGAATTGATAAAGCTCGGAGCAAAAATCGAGCTTGCAAGGCGCGACTTTTTTGCTTACTGTAATTTAAAGGCTCCTGACTTCTACAAAGCAGATAGACGATATTTGGTTGATCTTTGTAATGAGTTCCAGGATTTTATACAGTCTGACGACGAAGTAATGATCGTAAACGAGCCGCCCCGACATGGCAAGTCTCGGACTGCCGGACTGCTGGTTGAGTGGGTGCTGGGAAACGATAAAAATCAAAAGATCATGACGGGCTCATATAACGAAACGCTTTCAACTATGTTTTCTAAAAACGTTCGTAACGACATAATGGAGGCTAAAGCCGATGTATATAAACCCGTTTTTTCCGACGTGTTTCCCGGAGTATCGATTAAGCGCGGCGACGGAGCAATGAATTTATGGAGCTTGGAGGGCGGATATAATAATTATCTTGCAACTTCTCCGACCGGTACGGCGACGGGATTCGGCGCAACGCTGCTCATTATCGACGACCTTATAAAAAATGCCGAGGAGGCAAATAACGAATTGACAAAGGAAAAGCACTGGGTATGGTTTACAGATACTATGCTTTCCCGATTGGAGGAGGGCGGAAAAATTATAATAATTATGACGCGCTGGGCTTCGGATGATTTAGCGGGCCGCGCTTTGGAGCATTTTTATGAATCGGGAGCTAAAGTCCGTCATATCTGCATGAAAGCGTTGCAGGACGATGGTTCTATGCTTTGTCCTGAGGTTTTGTCATACAAGTCGTATATGTCTAAAATCAAGGCTATGGGCGCCGATATAGCGTCGGCCAATTATCAACAGGAACCGATAGATATCAAGGGCCGACTGTATACAAGCTTTAAAACCTATAATAAGCTGCCGCAGGACAGCGGTGGAAGAAGCCTTTTAGAGGGAATATACAGCTACACTGATACGGCGGACGAAGGAAGCGATTATTTGTGTTGTGTAATCTGGGGCGCGTATATGAAAGAGGCGTATATACTTGATGTTTATTATACTCAGCAAGGAATGGAAATAACAGAAAAAGAAACTGCGGGCAGATTTTTTGAATTTAAGGTAAACAAGGCGAGGATAGAAAGTAATAACGGCGGTTCAGGCTTCGCAAGAAACGTTATACGCATATTGCGGGAACAATTTTCAAGCAATCAGACCGTTGTAAAATGGTTCCATCAATCGAAAAATAAGAAAGCGAGAATCATTTCAAATTCCACATGGATAATGGAGCATGTATATTTTCCGCAGAACTGGAAAGACAAATGGCCGGATTATTACAGCGCAATGATAAAATATCAGCGCGACGGAGACAACCGTCACGACGACGCGCCCGACGCGACAACGGGGGTTGCGGAAACTATGTATTTGTTAGGAGCGTGAAAAGGTGGGTGTAATACAGAAATTGAGCGAGAATATAAAACGGGGGCTGCGAAGCTGGCTAAACGTTATGCCCGCAAATCCCTACAGCATACAGATAAACGAGGTTATGGATTTTGAAGTAAATGCTATCCGTAACCGGATATGGTACAGAGGAGACGGAAACGAGCTTGAACAGCTTTATGGCAGCGTTTCAGAATATGCCGATAAATATAAATTTTGGGCGTCTAAATGCTCGCGTGGAATGGAAATGCGTAAAATACATACAGGACTTCCGTCGTTGATCGTCAAAACGCTTGTTTCGGTTACTCTTTCAGATATGAACGACTTTGAGTTTAAAAAACCCGCGCATGGAGATATATGGAGCAATATCGAAAATGAAAACAGTTTCCGAAAAAATCTTGAAGCAAATTTAAGAGAGCTCCTTTTTATCGGCGACGGCGCTTTCAAGATTACAATGGATTCTGATATAAGCAAATATCCTGTGCTTGAATGGTATCCGGGCGAAAGAATAGAGCTTGTATACAGACGCGGACGACTTCATGAGGTCGTATTCAAAACGCTTTTCAGGGAGCATAGACGAGAATATATACTTTGTGAGCGTTACGGCTTCGGTTACATAAAAAGCGAGCTCTGCTGTGATGGTAAGCCCGTTGATATGAGCGCAGTCTCAGCTCTTAGCGATCTTAAACCTGTTATTGCGTTTGATAGGTCGCAGATACTTGCAGTACCCTTTAAAATATTTGAAAGCGCAAAATATAAAAACAGAGGCGGAAGTATTTTCGACGGTAAGCTGGACAGCTTCGACGCCTTTGACGAGGTATGGTCGCAGTGGATGGACGCGCTGCGTGCCGGAAGGTCGAAAACCTATATACCGGAGGATATGATCCCGAAAAATGAGAATAACGGAACGCTGTTGAAACCAAACCCGTTTGACAACAGATTTATTCAGACCGCAAGCGCGTTTGCCGAGGACGGAAGACCGGGTATTGAAGTAAAGCAGCCCGACATTCCCCACGACAGCTATCTTGCAAGCTATGTAACCGCGCTTGATTTGTGCTTGCAGGGGATTATAAGCCCCTCGACATTAGGAATCGACGTAAAAAAGCTTGATAACGCAGAGGCGCAGAGAGAAAAAGAAAAGGCGACTCTTTATACAAGAAACGCTATAGTTGAAGCTATGCAGGAGCAGCTTCCTAAATTAGCGGCCGCCTGTATAAACGCGTATATTATGTCTCTGGGAAAAGCTCCGGAGGAAGTCGAAGTCAGTATTCCGTTCGGAGAATATGCTAACCCTTCGTTTGAATCTCAGGTTGAAACGGTATCAAAGGCCAAGCAGGGAGGTATTATGAGTATCGAGGCAAGCGTTGAGGAACTGTACGGGGACAGTAAGGACAAGCAATGGAAAGCGGAAGAGATACAAAGACTTAAGGAAGAGCAGGGCATAGCGCAGATTGACGAAACTCTGATTAATGACGATACGTTTGATTCTGAAACGATTGAACCGGAGGTATAAAAAATATGCCTGATTACGATATCAGCGAAGCTTTTGCCCGTATTGAGAATGAATTGATTTCGTCTATGTTCCGCAACTTTAAACGCCACCGCGCGGAAGAAACAAAGGAGGGCTATAACTGGGAAATGTGGCAGACCATTCAACTGAAGGTTATGGAAGAATACCGCCGGAAGAATAAAAAGAAATTTTCCAAGGAATTTGCTTCTCTTAATGCAAGAATAGATGAATTTATCAGACAGGAGAGAGCCGACGGATCGGCAAATCAGGAAATAAAAATACTGGAAGCTATTAAAAAGGGTTATAAGCCGAAACATATATTCAGCGGTCATGCTGAAACGTCAGCAGAATTCATAAAAATGAATACCCGTAAAATGGACGCTTTGATAAGGGCGACCGTTAACGACGCTGAACGCGCCGAGCATGCCGTGCTTCGTATGGCAAACGATCAGTATCGAAAGATCGTATTTAACGCTCAGGTTTATGCGGCAAGCGGGGCGGGAACATATGAAAAGGCTGTTGACATGGCGGCAAAGGATTTTCTAAGAGCCGGAATAAACTGTATTGAATACAAGAACGGAGCGAGACACGGCATTCGTGATTATATATCTATGTCGTTGTCAACCGCAGGCAAAAGGGCGTATTTGACCGGAGAAGGGGAAATGCGCAGGGAATGGGGCGAGAGCCTTGTTATTATGAATAAGCGCGGCAATCCGTGCCCTATGTGCGCTCCGTTTGTAGGCAAAGTACTTATCGACGATGTATGGAGCGGGGGCAGACCGGACGGAAAGCATATGCTTATGAGTACAGCTATAGCAAAGGGACTTTACCACCCGAGATGTAAGGACGGTCATACGACGTATTTTGAGGGTATTTCTGACGAGGGTAAACCTTATACAGAATCAGAACGGCGGGAGCTTATAGAACAGTACAATGCCGAACAGAAACGAAGGTATGCCGAAAATCAGTCGGAAAAGTTCAGAAGAATGTCCGAAAATTTTCTTGATGAAGACAATAGGCGCATGTACGGTAAAAAAGCTGACGAGTGGAAAAAAACGGCGGAAAATTATATTGACAATTCAAGTAGAAGTGGTATAATAAAGGCAAGTGAAAGAATTGAAATTCATCCCGATAAAATCAATAAATTTCTATTAAAACCAGGCGCAAAACATTCCAAGGAATTTTTTGATGTAGGATACAATGAGAATGATTATGAACGCCTTTTCAATGATATCACTTCGGAGTTTGATAATTCAAAAGTCTTAGATATAAAAAAGAATGAGGATGGAACAGAGGATTTCAGCACATTTATGTATCTCGGTGTTAATAATAAGAAAAGATTCCGAATTGTTTGGAGAAAAGATACTCCAGAAAGTAAACCACGGTTGATAACCGGTCATAGAGAGGATTGATATTATTGTTTAATTTATATGATAAAGTTATAATAAAATCGAAGAATCTCCCCGGTACAATAGTTGATATCGTAAAAACCGGAAGCAAAACAGTAATAACTGTTGAAAGTGACATCAAAGGAAAACGCAAAGACGGTTATGGGGGAGATTTTCCACTTTTTAATTGCAGTGAAGAAGATTTAAAGTTGTTATAGCCGCCTTGATAAGG